ACCCACCCAGCCCGTCGCAGTCAACCGCGTCGGGAAAACCAGCATCGAACTCGGCGTCGGAGCCCTCCGCTCCACCATCAGCCACGGCGAAGTCCGCACCCTGCGCGCCTTCCAGCGCCGCCTGAAAACCAAAGCCGACGGCATGACCCAAGTCGTCGAAGCCTGCGCCGGGCTGAAGGCCTACGCCCAACAGCAGCTGACCAAGGCCATCTGGTGGACCGAACAAGCCCGCACCATCGAAGGCGGCGAACACCTCCTCGGCCCCCTCATGAAGCTTGAGGAAGCAGCCACCATCCAAGTCCGAAAAGCCGAAGAGATCCGCAAGCGGGCCGCCCGCGCCGCCGACTCCTGCCGGGCCCTCAGCGCCAACGTCGAGATCCGCTACGAGCCCATCTACAAGGCCGTCTGCGACTCCCCCCACACCAAGCCCGCCGTCCTTGACTACTACCGGGAGATGGCCAATGCCTGAGATCACCTACCGCTCCCTCCAAAGGGGCGTCAACGACCTCACCCGCGTTATCGCCCGCAACAACGAAGCCATCCAGCGCCAGTGCCAGATCCTCATCGACGAAGCCGTGGACACCATGCGGACCGCCGACCAGATCGGCGCCGTCAAGGTCGACAAAGCCACCGTCGGCGAGACCCAGCAGGTAGGAAAAGTGATGCTCGGACTGTCCAACGCAGTCGGCGAGTTCAGCGCCGCGCAGGACAACACAGCAAAACGCGCCCAGGCCGTCCACGACTCCAACCACCGCAGCCACGACGGAGTCAACGAGGCCGTCAACGCCTCTCCCGTCGGCCAGGAAATCTTCCTCGTGCACCGCGACTGGTTCACCCAGGAATAGCCCGCACGCCCCTGAACCCCAAGCCCACCGGCCTGAAGACCCGACGGAGAAACCCGCGATGACCGCCAACACCACCCACCCGGCCCGGCCCGCCACCACCGAACGCGGCATCGCCTACGCCACCACCGCAGCCCCCCTCATCGGAGCCGCCCTCGCACCCATCCTCAACACCGACGCCGCGATCGCCGTCGACCTCGGCTACCTCAGCGCCGCCACCGTCCTGACCGCCAACATCATGGACGCCCTGCCCGACACCATCACCCACAACCTGCCCGCCGGCGACATCCTGCGAGCCCACCGCCTGCCCCTGTTCCTCTCCAGCCTCACCACCGGAACCGCCCTCGCCATGGGCACCCTCATGGGACCCGCCGGAACCGACGCCCTCATCGCCGGAATCGCCCACATTGCCAGCGCCCCCGTACCCGGCATCGTCTCCCTCGCCTGGTGGGCCACCGTCGGCCTCGTCCCCTACCAACTCCGCCGCGTCCTACGCGCCCCCCGACGGGCGCGCCGCGCCCACCACAACACCGTCCCCGTCCCCGCCAAACCCCACCTGCCCCCAGACGTCGTAGAGATCGTCCACCAGTGGGCCACCCACATCTCCAACCCCGACACCGGCACCCACCGCTACCAAGACCTCACCGTCACCCACTACAGCCCCGGCATCGGATGGAAAGGCATCATCACCGCCCGCGCCGGCCAGTCCGTCACCGTCCGCGCGGAGAACGTCTCCAGCGTCTACCGCCGCGACCCCGCCTGGATCAACATCACCCCCGGCACGCACACCGGCGAAAGCCACATCACCGTCCACCTCACCGCACCCCCCGAACTCGACCCCGCCACCCTCAAAGGCGCCTGGAAGAAGTGGGTCGCCAAACCCGGCGGCATCATGGCCGGCACCTACCTCGACGACGTCCAGACCGACCCCAACACCGGCGGCGAAGTCGCCTGGGTGATCGCCGGAGAAGACCTCAACTGCCTCAAAACCCCTGACCGCGCCGAACTCGCCGGAGCACTACGCACCAACACCCTGCTGTGCTCCTACAACCCCGTCCCCGGAGACCCGCGCCGCGGCGAGATCCGCCTCATGAAACGCAACCCCCTCCAAGACGGCGTTCCCTTCCCCGGCACAGACGTCCTGAAAATCAGCGACGGCGGCTACGTCCAGATCGGCCGGCACGTCTCCGGCTTCCCCGCCCGCATCCAATTCGTCGACCCCAAGCTGGGCGCCAAGCACCTGTTCGTCGCCGGCGTCACCGGATCCGGCAAGGGCGGCCTCATCCAGATCGTCGCCCTCGCCGACCACGTCAACGGCCACGCCATCATCTACTCCGACCCCAAGGGATCCTCCAACCCCGACGTCGAGACCATGGCCTGCTTCTCCGGTCTCGGCGAAGACGGCTGCATGGGCCCCCTCCGCGTCGCCTACGCCCTCATGAACTGGCGCATCGAGGAATCCGCCCGCGCCAAGATGAAGAACTTCGTCGCCACCCCCGAGCGCCCCTGGGTCCGCGTCATCCTCGACGAAGCCCACGTCCCCCTCTCAGAACTGGCCCACTACCGCAAGGAAGCCGGGATCATCGTTGAAGCCCTCGCCGCCAAGGCACGCTCCATGGGCATCATCCTCACGATCGTCAACCAGGCCGTGAATGCCGAGAAGGTCGGCGGATCCACCGCCCTGCGCATGAACGTCATCCAGGGCGGCTCCCTGGTCATGCTCCGCTCCGACTCCGGCCAGCAGCACCTCGTCACCACCGGATTCGAAGGCGTCGACCCCGGCCAGATCCCCGCCTCCTGGGACGTCAAGCGGCCCCTCGTCTACGACGAGAAGATCGCCATGCAGGACCCCGAGTCGACCTTCGGGCTCGGCTACACCCTCGGCCCCGGCGGCGCCGCCGAGATGATGCGGGACTTCATCCTCGAGTCCGCCGCCCCCTACATCGACACCGAAGCAATCGCCTACCCCGCCGACTGGCCCGACTGGGACCGCCGCCACGAGATCGCCGCCACCTCCATACTCGGCGACGACGACGAAGACGGCATCAACCAGACCACCCTGTTCACCGGCATCGACCTCACACCGAAGAAGCCCGCCAGCGCCGCCGAAAAGATCCTCGACGTCCTCCAGGACCTGGCCGACCCGGCCGGCCTCGAGACCAACTACACCCACAAGGACACCATCGGCCAACTCGCCGGCGTCGAGGGCTCCACCCTGCCCAACACCCTCTCCGACCTCGTCAAGGCGGGCAAAGTCCATCGACAGACCGACGAGAACGGCAAGGAGATCCGCGGCATGTACGGCCTCGGCAACGCCCCCGTCACCGACCCCGAAGACGACGACACGCCACAGTGACCGCCAAGCCGACAGGGGGATGCGGGGGATAGCGCCTCAGACAAACTGACCGTCATACGGCAGCATCAGAACTGCACGGCCCAGGTGGAACTTCGGTTTCCTCCAGGGTGTCCCCGCGCCCACTGGTCATCCGCCAGTACGCCCGGGCCGTGCACACCCCATACCGCTCGGGGAACGCCCACCCCCCGGCACCCGAGCACCATCGGCCCCACCGCGGACATCCCCCTGACGCGGTGGGGCCGACCCACGTCCTCAGCCCAGATAGTCGTCCGTGTACTCCGAACCCCCACCCGGCTCGCTCTCACACCCCTCATACCGCTCCGGCGCCCCATGCGTCAGCACCAGCCGGTACGACTCACCAAGCCGGCAGTCCTTGTCCGTCCACCGGTTCGCCGCCACCGTCCACACCAGCAGCAACACCACCACGGCCACGATCTTCTGATTCCGTGTTGGCCGCCAGCCCCGCTCGCGCCCATCCACCCTGTTCTCGCTCATGCGCCGCAGCATCCCCGCCCACCCCCAGCAGGGGGAACCCGTATCCGAATATCGGCGATCATCTGTGACAGGCGCGGGGCCTGTACAACCACACACACGAGCGCGGGAGCCCCACCGCCATGGGATGGTCGAAACTCAAAAAGGACGAAGTCACCGTCCGACGCACCAAACTCCTCGAGCTGCGCCGCCAAGGCGTCCGCTACGACGACGACCGCGTCGGAGAACTCGGCTACAAGAGCCCGGACGCCGCACGCAAGGACGTCTCCCGCGCCCTCGAGGCGAACCGCCTGGCCGAGGCCGCTGAGATAGCCGTCTACCGGCAGATGGAGAACGAACGCCTCGACGCCGAACTTGAGCGACTCGCAGACCTCGAGGCGCACGCACGCGTCGTCCTAGGCAACCGGCACATCATGGTCAACAACGGGCGGGTCATCCTGCACCCGGAGACCGAGCAGCCGATGGAAGACGACGCGCCCGTCCTCCAGGCCATCGACCGCCTGGTCAAGATCGAAGACGCCCGCCGCCGCAACGCCGAACGCCGCGCGAAGCTCAACGGCTACGACATGCCCGCCAAGACGGAGGTCACCGGCGCCGGCGGCGGACCCTTGGCCCTGTCCACCGCGGACCCCGACAAGCTGGCCGCGCTCATCGCCGCCACCAGCCGCCTCGACAGCGACCGGCCCGCCAACACCGCCACCTCCACACCCGACGAGGAGGAAGAGGACGACACCGGCGACGAGGACGGCGCGTAGATGGCCACCCCGCTCGAGGAACAGGTCGCCATCTACCGGACCCTGCCTCCCGAACAACGCCAGCAGATCACCCGACTTGCCGACCCGGAGACCCGGGCCGCCCTGGCGTGGGCTGAGAAGCAGATGGCCATCGATCGGTCACCCGGATCGATGGCCGCAGCCCTGACAGGCGGACGGGAGTGGCAGGCCCGCCACCTCGACCTGATCGACCAGGCGTTCATCCGCATCGCCAACGGCGAACGCATGCGCGTCCTGCTCAACATGCCACCAAGACATGGGAAATCGGCTAGGGCGGCCCGATGGGCGCCGCTCTGGTACCTGGCCCGGCACCCCGACCACCGCGTCATGATCGCCTCCTATGCGGCCAAGCTCGCCGAAGGACACGGCCGGTGGATCCGCGACAGCATCAAGGAACACGGACCCGAGATCGGCATCCAACTGCGCTACGGCTCCATGGCCGCCAACCGATTCGACCTGGACGGCACCCCGGGCGGACTCGTCACCGCAGGCGTCGGAGGATCTTTGACTGGCATGGGGGCAAATGTCGCAATTGTTGACGACCCCCTGAAGGACGCCAAGGAGGCCGACAGCCCCGTCAAGCTCGCCAACCTGTGGGACTGGTGGCAGCAGGTCATCAACACCCGCATGGAACCCAACGGCTCAATCGTGGTGATCCAGACACGATGGAGCGAGAACGACCTGGCCGGTCGCATCCTCCAAGACGGTGCTGACGGCTGGACCGTCCTCAACCTTCCCGCCGTCGCCCTCGAGGAGGGCGACCCCCTCGGCCGGAAGATCGGCGAACCGCTGTGGCCCGAACGCTTCCGCCTCAAGCACCTCAACCGCTTCAAGAAGGACGTCGGCGAACGCGGCTGGTGGGCCCTCTACCAGCAAGAACCCAGACCCCTTGAAGGAGGCGTCTGGAAGTGGCCGTGGATCACCGACAACCGGATCACCCCCCAAGCCTTCCGGGCCGTCGACCTCACCCGCAGCATCGTCGCCATCGACACCGCCGGCGGCCGCGAAGACAGCGACGAAGTCGGACTCATCGGCGGCGGCCGCGACGCGGAAGGGGAGATGTACCTCCTAGCCGACCGGTCCAAGAAGATGGGCGCAGCCGAGTGGGGCCGCGAAGCCTGCCTGCTGGCCATCGAGCTCGAGGCCGACGCGTTCGTCGTGGAGTCCAACTTCGGCGGCGACATGGCCGCCCAGATCCTCCGCCAGGCCTGGGCCGAACTCCAGCGGGAGTCCCTGACCGACGGCATGCTGATGCCCCGCATTATCGAGGTCACCGCCAAGGTCGGGAAACGCCTGCGCGCCGAACCCGTCGCCCAGCTCTACGAGAACGGCCACGTCCATCACGTCGGCGAGTTCCCTGGCCTGGAGGTCCAGTACGTGTCCTGGATCCCCGGCATGGACTCACCCGACCGCCTGGATGCCGCCGTTCACCTCCTGACTGAGCTCGCCGACCCCATGCAGGAGGGCCTGGGCACCCAGCACTACCAAGACCAGCGTCTGCGTGGCCGCCGCTAACCGGGGGGAACCCCACCGGCCTACACCCGTACCCTGATCACAGGCGCGGGGCCTGGATCAGCGGGAAGGAATGCTGGTGGGCCTCATCTCTGGCCTCAGGTCGGTCATCATCGACCGCTGGTCGCCGTTCAACTACAAGCCCCTGTACAGCGACCAGATGGGCATGCCCAACCGGCGTGCCTTCCCTGAAGCCCACGCCACCTGGGTCCCTCCATACGACGAACGCCGCCTCGCCGCCTACAAGCTGCTCACCGCCTACGACAAGAACCAGGTCGCGGAACTGTCCGCGTTCATCGACGGCGACGAGGCCCGCGAACGGCGCGAGTTCGGCGACCCCAGCATGTTCGTCGACACCATCACCTCCCACGTCCTCGGCGAGGAACAGACGCTGACCGTGCCGGGTGCCGAGCAGGCGGGCGGCGACCAGTCCACCCCCGAAGCCGAGATCGCCGAACGCGTCCAGACCCTGCTGCGGGAGTGGGCCGACGAAGAACTCCTGCCCATGCGCCTGTTGCAGACCGAGCGGAAAACCGTCGTCCTCGGCGACGGCGTGTACCTGCTGCACTGGGACGCCGACAAGCAGCGCGTCCGCATCAAAACCTTCGACCCCGGCTTCTACTTCCCCATCGTGGGCGAGGACGACGACGGCTCCGACTTCCCCGACCGGATCCACTTCGCGTGGGAACTCCCCGAGGACAAGGCCCGCCACCTCCCCGCCCGGCTGCGCCGCATCACCTACCACCTCGACTGGATCCGCCCCCAGTCCGCGAACGGCGTCGACCGCACCGGCCGGCCCGTGCGCGCTACCGTCCTGTCCGAACCTTCCGACGAGCAGGCCGCCCAGCCCGTCCTTGGCCAAGGCGACCTCCTCGACGCGCAAGGAGCGATCACTCGCCTGTACCCGTGGTCCGAACGGCCGTCCTACAAGACGGTCTACCTGACCGACGCCACTTGGGAACTCGGCGACCTGAAGGCGCCCGTCGACGTCGACACGCTGCCCATGGACAAGGCGCACTTCGCGGTCAACGCCCAAGGCGAGATTCTCGACCAGCTGGACCTGTACCAGGACTTCATCCCGGTCATCCACGTCCCCAACACCGTGCCCGAACCGGGAGAGCACTGGGGCGAGTCGTCCCTGGCGAAGGTGTTGCAGGTCTTCGATGAGCTGTCCGGCTCCGACACCGACTCCTCCCGCGCGTCCGCCACCACCGGATCCCCGATCCTCGCCATCTCCGGCAAGGCCATCAACGGCCAGCAGCAGTACACGGCCGGGCCCGGCATGGTCCTCACCCTCGGTGAGGGCGGCTCCATCACCTCCGTGGAGACCAGCGGCAACCTCGCCGAGCTCCGCAACCACGTCAACGAGCTGAAGGACCGCGCGGCCACCACCGCCCGCCTGCCCGCCGTCGCATTGGGCACCGCGGACCCCGCCCAGTTCACCTCCGGCTACCAGCTCGAACTCGCCCTAGGCCCGCTCGACTCCCTCATCTCCAGCATGCGCCTGGCCCGCGACCACGCCGACCGTCTCCTCCCTAAGTTCGTGCAGAGGTTGTTCCAGGCCGGGCAGCACCCCGACTGGATCGGCCTGCCGGTCCTGCCTGCGAAGCTGATGCGCGGCGCCTACACGCCCACCGACAAGGCCGCGGCGCTGGACGAAGTCATCAAGGCGCGCGGGGCGAAGCTCATCTCGCTGGAGACGGCCATCGGTCGGCTACAGGACCTCGGCTGGCCCATTGAGGACGCCGAAGACGAGATCAAGCGGATCGACGCCCGCTCCTTCGAAGACGCCCGCAACCTCGCCGACGCCCTCGGCAACCCCGAGGAGACAGCCGCCTTCCTGGGACGCGAAGCACCCGAGCAGCCCGACCCGCCGGCCGTCATCCTGCCCGCCGCGGACACCGGACCCGGAGAAGACGGCGACGCCCAAGCGGCAGCAGACGCCGGGGCAGCAGGGAGCGGGGGGAACACGGCGTGAGATCTGTGCTGCACTTGGATCTAGGCGCGGGGCCTGGCACGAACACGAGTCTGGGAGGACTTGCACTGATGCGTCGCCCCGCGCAGCACACCCGCCCGCGTCTGGCCGGCTCCGGCTGGGCCCACCCCTACACCGGCCTGGCCGGCATCGCCGTCTTCTACAACGACGGCGGACAGCCCCCCGCCGCCCCGCCGGTGCCCGCCGTCCCGTCTCCGGCCGACCTCGCCGCCCGCGGCCAGCAGCCTGCCGCGCCCGCGGCGCCGCTGGACGCCTCCCAGTTCGTTCTCGACAAGGAGACCGGGCAGCCCATGACGCAGGCCCAGTTCTCCCGGATCATGACCCGGGAGAACAACAAGGGCCGCCTGAAGGTCCTCAAGGAGCTGTGCGAAGAGGCCGGCGTCCCGTTCAACCACGAGGACACCGACGTCGCCAAGCTGACCCAGGTCCTCAAGGACGCAGAGACCGCCCGCCAGGCGCAGCTCACCGAGGACCAGCGACGCACCGAGGAACTCTCCGCCCGCGAGCAGGCCATCGCCGACCGCGAAGCCAAGGCAGCCCAGCGCGAAGCCGACGCCGCACGCCGCGACCGCGACAGCCGCGTCCGGGCCTCCCTCGTCTCCCTCG